GCAATAACCTTAAGAGGGAAGCCAAATATTGCATATCAATTGTTAGGGATTCAGGATATAAGTTTCACAGCCATACGTGACTATGATGATTTTTTGACAATTTTCAAAATAAGACATGATCTCATTCACTCATTAATTTGTAGCGCAAGATCTCTACCCTTTGGAGAGAAAAGAGTGTCTGAGATCTTAGGTGATAGACCACTACAGGATTTGACTTATTGGGACTTAATCAAAAATCAAACACCAGATTATATGGGAATCACTGGGTCTTTAGTCCACATTCTAGAGTTGTCCATCAGTAGGTCAAAGAACATGAAAAAAGAAAAATACTCTAAATATGCATTATTGTCTTTCTTTCTAAAGCAGAATGGGTTCAAAGTTCATATGGAAGTAGTGGTGATCAATCCAGATGCAGTTTATCAGCAAAGGGAGTCACTGATACAAGAAAACTTAATAAATGACCCATGTATAGACATGATCAAACGTATATGTGAGAATTGTAAGAAATTAGAAGGGCAGGTGAAATCAACCCCAGAGGGAGCATTATATTACTTGCAATATCACGATGTTATCGAGGGACAGATGGAATTGGGTGTTTCTATTCAAGACATATTAGATATTCATAGATCACAAAACAACAAAACATTCCACAATGAAGAAGACCTCATATCCACATTAACAAGAGAGGAAACAACCTATGTTAATTCCCAAGATAAAGGTTTTTTGAATCATTGTTTATCCTTTGTTGACAAGATAAAACCAACATTGACAAATCAAGAGAAGTTTGACGAAAAGATATTCATAGAATCTATGGTTCAATCATCTATAGAAGATCAGAAATTTGAAAACCTTGAATTGAGATCCATATTTCCGCTTCCATACATGTCGATGAAGAGTGTTGATTCTGCTGTTAGAACAACTGAGAATGATTTGTTATTGACAAATGCTATAGCTTCTTGTATGACCAGATCTGGTGATCCAGTCCTAGCAACGTTTGGTGATGGATTCCTAAAGAAAAATCAATCAATTTCACAAAATTCTGATTTTCCTTTTGAAGTTTCCATGTCTAGAGAAATGAAATCTCATATCGCATTAGAAGGACCAAACAGGAAGCATTACGCCAAAAGACCAGACTTGTATCCGGAACATCATCAAAAACAAAGGGAACATACCAGATATAACTTATCTTACAATGCTGATGTGAGTGAGGTGCTGAATCTCAGTTTATTATTATCTGATAAAGAGGTGCCCAAAGAAAGTCAGGATATAGTTAATGATAGTAAAAAACTGAGTGAACTCAGGGGAATTGGTCTAGATTATGTTATATTGTGTCAGAGTGTGTTCAGAGAAGTGAACATAAATGCATTAAGATCAGACAGAAGGAAAATGCATATCCTAAAACCAACTGGAGTTGATGGGGTTTTTGTCTTGATCTTTAAAGGAAACAAGCTCAGAACAGGTGAATTAGTCAGCCAGATTTGGTTTAAAGTCATCATAGATCAGGAAAAGTTATCAAGTCTTAGTGATGTCAGACCAACATGGGCCTTCAAAAGATTGATACACTCTATAGGTGTGTCACATAGCCACTGGATATCCACTGATGCTCACAGGCTAGATCATTATATTAGATCTTATGATAAAATCCTAATGGCTTACTACAGCTTTATGACAATGCGATATAGAACCACTTATGATTTCACCATGTCTGAATCAGATCAATCCAACAACAGAACAATAATAGAATCAATGAGGGAAGACAATTCCAACACCCTTGGATTAATTATTATGATTTACATGGAGGATAGACGATCAACCTCAAAATTGTTACAAAATATTAGGTATTTAGTGATGACCATGATATCCATATTCAAATATCCAAATAGTGTCATGGATAAGTGTAAGGAACCTATCAGATCCCCTTTGCAGTTGTTCTTCTTGAAGAAGATGGTTGAATTTATCAAATCAATGGAAAAACATGATCTGTCAAAACACTATAATTATGGATCAGTGAAATTTGATGATGTGAACAAAATTTTTATGGATAATAAAGGAGGTGCCAGATTGTTATTGCCAAGACCAGTAATACATGCAGGTTATGGCCTTGCTGATTTTTCTGAGGTTTTGTCAGAGATGTACCTTTGCATGTTGTTCAACAAAAATCAGGATGACCCAACTCATGCAAGCTTTCAAATTCTATCCAAAATGTTGGAAGGGGAAGAATCAATGAGACAGATGAAATCTCAAAATAATCATTTAGGTTACAAACCAAATCTCTCTGATGATAAATGGGCTTCTGAGGTTATTATGAGACCACATGCCCACAAATTTTCAAGAAGGGCCTTGGAAATTGGGTCAAAATTAAACAGAGAGCTAGTTGGAGATAGATTGGCATCAGATGTGAAGGTCGCTGCCAGTAAACCATCAATGGACAAAACAATAGATGAATTTGCAACATACAAATCTAGTTCAGTGATTGATAGCTTGGAATTTAGACCTAATGAGACCAAACAAAATAAACGTAGAAAGTGTGTGGAAAATGCTATGGATTTAATTAGAGATGGTCATCTGAAATCTTCCGATGTTGCGAAAAGTTATCTGAATGAACCAGTCGAATTCCAGATTTTCAAGAAAAATCAAATAGGAGGGGTTCGTGAGATATTGATTCTAACTCTTAAAAGCAGAATTAAAATCAATATTATAGAAACACTATCAAGAAACATTTGCCAATTTGACAAGAGAGAAACCTTGACACACGGGGATAAGAAAAATGAGATTATTAGAGAATTGTTGTTTGAAGCTAGAAAAAAAGAAGGCAGAAGAATGTCTTTATTCTTCAGTTTTGATAAAAGCAGATGGGGCCCATCATTTGTTCCAATACAATTCATATATTTGTTCACTCCATTCAAGAAAGAGCTTGGCAACATGTTTTACTATGTGGTGAGTCAGCTTATTTTACATCAAAATAAGAAATGTCTATTGCCTGATAGATTAATTAGGGCTTGGGCACTAGACGAGGAAAATAACTTTCAACATAGGAAGGATAAAAATCTCCAAAATTTGAAATTGAAGTTTATCAAGGACAAATTATTATATTTTGTGAATGAGTCTAACATGGGTCAAGGAATTTTGCATTACACATCATCTCTTTTACATGCTTGTATGATATCCTTTAGAGATGAGTTGTACCGGATGAAGTGTGAACAGCTAGGGTTTGATCATGATGATCACTCTGATCTATTTTCATCAGATGATTCATTCACAATCATGTCAATCGAAATATATAAAATGACAACACTTTTGAAGAAGATTGACATTTTCATGAGATGTCAGGAAGTTTCTGAGAGATTGTTTAATTGTTGGACCTCAAAGTCAAAATCTAGTATTAATCCGTTGATAGGTGAATTCAACTCACTATTCATGTCTAATTTAACATTCTATCCCACATTGATCAAATTTGCTGTAGCTTCAGTTCACCCAGTTAATACAGATTCCTTCTTCAGAATGGTTAAAGAATCATATGCATCATCTAGACAGATATTTGAAAATGGTGGAACATTGGATTTGTATATGATATCACACCAGATGAACAAAAGATTTTGTGAATCAATTTATCACACTAATCCAGGTGGCCAAAATGATTTGGCACAAATTGGCGTTATTAGAAAGCCATATCAAGTGGGTGAATATCCAATATTCAATCCTTCACTAATGATTATGTTTGGTCCTGAATTTCATAATTATTTATTGTATAAAGAACATTCACTGATGAATTCTGTTGAAAAAAGATTATTCATTAACTCACACAAGGTGCTTAAAGGGGGGTTAGTAGAGACAATGGCAGAGATGGAGGATGGAGATACAATGTTGGGGGGACTATTAAGGATTGAAGCTAAAATTGGACCGATAAGGCAGCTGGAGAGAATTAAACGAGAATCCTTAATGGATAGAGAGGAAATTCAAAAGATGATACTGGATGATCCTTTGTTGTTATTGAGAAGACCCAAAACTCTGGAAGAAATAAAATTCAAAGTGTGTCATAAACTATTTATACCAGGGGCAAAAGAGGCTGTCAAAACGATTTGTTCATCTATATATTATGGTAGAGTGTCTGCCAGTGTGTCTGCGAAAGCTTTTTATATCCCAAATTCAACAATTGAAACTAAAACTTATATGGAATGTTTACATCAGCTTATAGACAATGAGACTCAAACTGTCAACTTAGAAGATCATATAAAATTCCTGTACCCTAAATGGCCTGAATATGAGTTATTTGTTAGTGAGGGTTTTAACCCTATTATTCAAACAACCAGAAACGTGTTGGAAGTGCAAACAACCAGAGCTCTATCAATCTTCAAAATTGGGACCAAACTATCAAATTCACTATCTGATATTCTCTCATACATGTGGGAAGGGAAGTCTGTGCCAGACTTTTCTGAAAATCGTTATTTGAGAGATATACAGATTATAAAAAATTTCTATCCTTTGTTGAAGGATTCAATGCAAGAAACCTTGTTGCAATTTAGTGGTGATCATGAAGACAAGATGAAAGGCTTAATTATGCTCATAATGAAATTGTTCAGTCTCAAAGATAGACAAATCAAAGCCATCATGTTTGGGGGTTCTACCATAGACATCAGATCGACATACTTTGAATTGACAGAAAAGAATATACACATGTCAATGACCCATGAGGTATCTTTCATTGATTCTGAGAAGCCCTTTTTGAGGAGAACATACAATTCAATATATTCTAAGTATAATTACTACATCTTAGCTGAGCTATCAGGAGAGCACAAACTAGCAGAATCAGCCTGGTCAGATGTCACCGAAGAAGAGATAAATCTTCTTCTGATGGACAAATCTGTTAGTAGAGCCATCAAGAAAAGATTGTTCATGCCTCTTTTATCTAATGATAAAATCACTGAGATAGAAGCATGGACTGACAAAACTAGTGTCATTCTTCATTTCTGGGAAAATAGGCAAAGGCAGACGAGAGAAGGTAAGTGGGTTGGTGATATGGATTTAATCTTGTTCATGGGGAAGAAAAAAATGAGGATAATATATCTTGAGGCATTCAATATGTATAAGATTTATAAGACTGATTTTGAAGAACCGCAACTATTGTTTGAGTTCTTATCAGAGATTCTGGATATCTTGGGATTGAAAGAAGATGATTTAATAAAGAAAATTCCATCAGGAGATTGGATCATTAGAGACAATAAGATATTACATTCACCCAAGTCTGGGTTTCTGATAGAAAATTTATTATCAAACACCCCACCTCTATTTGAGGAAACGATGATGGACATCAGCGAGTCTGTGACAACCATCACAGACAAATTAGGTAAGAAATTGTTTAGCATTCCCACTGGATTGATTCCCTGCACTTTTGAGGACTTGACTCTCCCTGACTTTAAAACATATGGAATTTCATTTATGAAAATATTGAAAAACAATGTTTTTACAAAGAGCTTTGATCTAACAACCAAACCCAGAAAATTCATAAGGGAATTGATTGATGATCTTGAAGTGAAGAAACCTAAAGTGTCTAATAACACAAAGGATAAGTTGGGGTTGTCAGAGAACTGGGACACCAAGAATGATACTGACCCACTGGAAATTGAATTACAGGAGGAAGAGGATGGTGACCCCATAAATTTCTTTTTATCAGTGACTGATGAGGAGATTAAATCACTCAAGATAGATTGGGATTATGATCCATTGTTTTCTTTCATAGATGAATTTAAAACTTCAGATTTCTTCAACACCACAACCACTAGGACTGAGATCAGTTTTCCAAAGCAAATATTGAATAATATAATAAATCTAAAATACGATTGTATATCCATGTTGTGCACTGATGCTGGATTAGTCAACAGTTCAATTATAAAAAGGATTAACTCCCTACTAGGAAACAATAGACAAAACATTGTCTATTCATTGATATCCAGATATGACAGGTATGTATCAGATCAGAGCATCCAATCACCTGACCAGGTGATTATGAGCCTGGATAATTATTTGGAGAGATTGGGTCTAGTGTACATTGATGG